TCCGCCCGTTGTTTGGTCGCATCTATAATTGCTTTGGCTTCTGCCAAGTCATTCTTTGCCTGTGCTTGGTCGTTCTGCGAGGCTATGCGACTTGCTTCTAGCACTGCTGTGGTCTTAGCTTTTTCTTTGTCCAGAGCAAGACGTTTTTGATCCAGTGCTAACTCGCCAGCATCCTTAGTAGCCAAACGTTCTTGGTCACTTACTTTAAGTTCAAGCTCTGCTTGTTGCATCTGCACTAATGGGTCTTCAGCTATTTGTTGTGCTTGCTGTTGTGCCGCTTGCGTTTGCTTTTCTTGTTTTAGTTGTATGGCTGCTTTAGCTTGTAAACCAGCAATAGAGTTAGCAAGTACAGGATCAAACTCCTCACTCGGTGGAGGCAATGCAGCCCCCAGATTTGTTTCGATTTGTTGTCTATAAAGGAAGGCCATGTGTTCAGCTAGGTGCGCTTGGAGTGACCCCATGATTTGGTTAGCTGCTGGATTCTGTCCTATAAATGCTGCCATCTGAGGATCGCTCATAAATGCTTCGTGAGTGGTAATGTGTGCCGCATGATCTTGGAGAATAAACGCTTTAATGGGTGTGCCGGTAAGGGCATCCATATTCTCACTAACTGGGTCTATGGGGTTTAACTCATCTTCTTCAGTTGGTACTAATTTGTCTGCATTCTTAATCCCTAAAACCTCAATCATCTGTCGATGAAGCTGTGGCAGGTCGTAGATTTGTGGGGCAGCCTGTGCCATTTGCATAACAGTCTGATACTGCACAACTCGTTGTGCCATCGTGCTGCTATTAGGATCGCTGACAGGAATTACTTCCACCGTGGCGTAGTCAGCTTGACGAGCACGTTGCTCCCCACGGTCAGGCATGTACTCATACTCTATAGGTGCGTACTCAGACATAATTGCCCGGAGTAGTTTAAATTCCTGCCGCATAGCGTAATGGACACGGGATTGCACCGCTGCCATTGGCTTTAAAGTACGCTCAAGTAGAGCTAATGTGGTTCCGACAGGTGCATTTGCACTCATATCGGAGATATTCATGTCCGAAATAGCCCCTAACCTGCGACCTTCTTCAGTAATCTTGTCCAATAGGGCTAATAACGTCTGACTTGGCTCTTTATAGGGTAATGGGAGGATATTCTCCCGTATTGACCCACTAGGTACGTCCACATCACGGAATTCACCCGGCCCAATGGGGGTATCGTCCCCTTTTACCCGTAACCCGCGTGATTTTAAGCCACCCGGCAGGTTAGAAAGTGTACCTGCGTCAACTAATTGGCGGATTATGGAGGTTCCTGCGCGTGCATATCCCCCAATAATGTGAATTAAACCAAGACCATAGAAGCCAAACCCCGGAACGTACACATAATGGACAAAATGTTGACGCTTTAGCTTAAGGGGATCATCAGGATTCCAATTCCTACGTACTGCCAGCACTGTTCCAGTGCCTTGTTCTATAGTTACCACATAGGGTTTGGCAATTTGCAGTTCATCCCCACTATCGCGCTCCTCCCCACGGGCTAAACCCATACCACGGGGGTGCTCCCGCTCCGGTTGGTCTACTGCATCAATAACTAAATCTGCGTGTATCTCATACAAGGTATAGCGATCATCAGAGTTAAGGGAAAACCCACCCTCTTTAGCCTTTTGTTCTTCAATATCAGTAAAAAATGTAACCGGATCGCCCAGTTCTACATTGCGGTAGAACCCTCCAGCTTGGAGCTTGGTCATCTCGTTCTTAGTTTTACGCATAACGTGGGTAACACGCTCTGCGGTTTCTAGCGTAGTTGCACCATAAGGGACGATCATGTCTTCAGCAGGGATATACAAAGCAACCTGACGATCTAGGTTGGGGTCAAAGTAAACCTTTTTAAAAGCAGAACCAGCTAACCCTAAACTGTACAGCATACGTTCGTGTTCAGGGCGGTACTCCACCATCACGTCCGTAAGCTCGTAGTTCATATCGGTTCTAACACGAAGGGCCGCGTCTTCCTTCTCACGGGTAATCTCACCTAATATTTGAGTTTTTACTGGCCCCGCCGCTGGGAAAGTCTCGCTCATGGCTTCTGCTTGGAAACGTATGGCAGCTTCTGCTAATACAGTACTGTATACCCCACAGGCATTTTCCCACGGCTCTGTCCTACTCTCGTAGTTAAACCCGAGAACCTCCAACCCCTTAACAAACGTATCCGCCCACTCCTTGCGGCTTTGTGTATCAGTTTCTACTTCCGCAACTAATTCTGTGGATAATTCAGTAAGTTGGCCGTCATCCATGTACTCCGCAAGATTGGCATCAAACCGTGCATTGTCGATGTCATCACTGTCTGTCTCGGAGACAAGCATGATTTCCACACTGCCATCTTCTAGGGTATTTACCTCTGGTTCTATCTCAATCTCTATAGCCTCAACCACTTCCACATCTTCCCCCAGTGGTGCGGCAAACAAACTTTTCTCAATAGCCATTAGTAGAACCCTCCCCCACGATATCCTTTGAAATATATCTCATCTTCTGGCTCATCTGTGGGAAGTGATATGAATCCCCCCTGCCTAAACCGCATCAACGCCATTACAGTAGTATCAACCAAGTCATCATGTGGCATAAATGGAAAGCCAGCAACTTCTTCAACCAATTCTTCAGCCCAACGTGTTTGAGGAACCCAACATAACCCAGAACTTACAATATCTGCTACAGAATTCAAACGTGCAGTTTTGTCCCCGCTCCCTCGGTGAGGAGTATACTCTTGTACCATCATGCCTGTCCTACGTAATTCTTGGTAAAGGGGTGTCCCGTTGCTTTTCTTTTCCACAATAAACGCATCAGGTTGCCATTCATCATATTCTTCTTGGGCTAACTTTTTAAGTTCAGGGAATTCTACCCGCTTCTTAACTGCATTAAGCAGAATAATACAATGACAATTTTCTTCCTCGTTCTTAAATACTCCCCATGTGGTAATGGCTGTATAGTCAGCACGATTGTGGGTTTCAGCTGCTGCATCAAGCGCCATAATGAGATACTCACATTCAGGGGGTCTTTCTTCCTTCCACTCTTTCCACCATTCCCGTTTTATTAATGCTGCTTCTTCAGCGGTAGGGTTCTGCTGGTACTGTGCATTCCACTGGAAGAGGGGCATTGACGCTTTAGTGCGTGACAGGGCATCCAAATTAAAAAACTCAGGCCATAGTGGTTTTTCTGTAATTTGAGTCTGAGTTACCTTTTTCCCTTTTTCTTTCTTGGTGACTTTTTTGCTAGTCTCTAATATGGCTGGAAACTCTACAATCTCATACTGGTCAGCTTGTTCATTTTGAGCCATGTCCCGTACTACTCGCCCTGTCAGATCATCAAGGTGCCAACGTGTTTGTACAATAGCCACCCGACCACCGGGCATCAGTCGTGTACGTGCACCGTAAGTAAACCATTCATAGGCTTTATCAAAAACATCGAAGTTTCCACTCAATACATCTTGCTCTGAGTGTGGATCATCAATAAGTAGCAAATGAGCACCACGACCTGCAATAGAGGAACCTATTCCACAAGCGTAGTATTCTCCCCCTGCGCTGGTGTTCCACCGGCCTGCACTTTTGGAATCCACTGCTAGCCTAACTGTAGGGAAAATCTTTTGGTATTCTGGTGTAGAAATAAGGTTACGTACCTTACGGCCAAAATCTACAGCTAAATCAGTAGTATGTGACACCATCATCACTTTCTTATCTGGGTTACGCCCCAAAAACCATGCAGGGAAATATATGGAGACTAGCTGAGACTTGCCATGCCGTGGGGGGATATTAACGCATATCCGGTCTTTGCCCGTATCAGATAAAGGAATGCCGTCTTCATTGTAAGCCCGTCCTTGCTCTATCTCCATAAGCAAGTCCCCCAACAACCTATGGTGCCTACCTACTTTGTAATCATCCTGCATTGCCTTGCAAAATTCAATGAGGTCTTTAAAAGCACTTTCAATCTTCGCTTGCTCTTGTATGCCTTCGACTATGTTGTGAATTTCTTCTTGCTCTTGAAAAGTATAGCTATCAAGGTTATCCAGCATTAGCTGAATCTCTTCTGAAGAAAATGGTTGTGGGGGAGGGTTTGAGGAAACTTGGTTCATTGTTTCCTATATCTCTGAAGGTATCTCATAAACACCTTCGGCATTCTCTTTTAGGGTTTCTAACTTGTCACGTAACTTCTGCTTAAGCTCTGCGGGATTTCTATGGGTCACCGTAATTTCTTTCCGGTCTGTAAACAACCCCACATCTGTCATTTTACCTAAGCTGATTAGTGCCTGCATTCTAGTACTATCTTTGGGGCTTTCCGTTTCAAGAATAAGTTTGTTAACCACCATATTCCTAATTTCCGCAGCGTGTTCCGCTACTAGCTGCCCAAACTCTTTTAAGATGGCGTGTGTTTGTACTAGGGAGGCAGGTGTCATAGAAGAAGTACGTGCGTTGCTCACTGTTTTGGAAGTTTTTTCAACATCCTCTGCATAAGCTGCCAGTAGTGTAGATGCAACATCGTTGTCTTGGTCACTTGGGGAGATAAGCAACCCGTGCGCTTCCAGTTCCTTTACTGTTTCACACGCAGCTTCGGCCCGTATACACAAGTCTGTATAACTTACGTTCTCAGGAATTTCTATGCCCAGTTCAGGGGTAAGCGCTAACGCCATGTTTTGTATGTTCTTTTGCAAGCTAAAAAGCCGTTCGCAAGATTATATGGTGCAAAAATAATTTTTGCAATCACAACTGAGACTCCTATGGGGGTGTTCCACGTGAAACGGGGGGGTGGGGTACAGCACTAAAAGGCACAAAAAATAGGGGGTGGGGGTCATTTTTGGGTAAAAAACCAAATTTACTTGGACGTATTAATATGTATATACAACAGTACGCCACTCACACGCACGCGGGGGGTGGGCAGGGGGTGGGGGCTGACCTTATCTTCCCTCCCAAAAAGCGCGTAATAACGTAGAAAATCCACAACAATGCCCTCCTATAAGCTATTGATTTCATTGGGGTTTACATTTAAATTTGACAATGCAAACATCTTTGTGTAGATTAGTATTTGTTCCAACGGGATAGCTTTGTTATCTTGTAAGCGAACACATATATAGGAAATACGTTATGACAAATTTTAACGCACAATCTACACCATTGACCGGGACTATTGCACAATCCATCCAAAAAGCTTATAGCTCCAGCCAAACTGCAAGGAAAAAAACCAAAGCTATGCTCGATAGTTTATACAGTGCGGGATACCGGGCCAAGGATTTTGACAAACTGGGCCCCAAACCTGTATCGCTTATAGTAGGCGAGGCGCAGCAGGAACAACCCCGATATACCCAGCTCCATAAGATATATACCCAGCTCCAGACCACCGATGTACAGGCACTACTCGCCTTGACCGCTGCCGAGAGAAGAGACTCCTTGTATGCTAGGGAAACAGTAAAACGGGCAAAGAAAATAATCACGGATTCTATTGCAAACCTACAAAAAGGACTCACCAATAGGGTAAAAGAGGAGGAGGAGAAAGCTAAGAAATTGGCAGTGATTTCCTCAATTCCCAAAGCGGATATGGATACAGCAGTTCTGTCTGGTACTGCCGCGGTTAATAGATTGGTTGATTCTGCCATCAGGGATGACAAGGAAAAAGAAAACCCACTAGTGAAACGGGTTGAGGCCCAGCTTATAAGGATAGTTACGGCATTGCAGAAAGATGGACGCTATCCAAAGGGATGCACGTTGGCTGACGCTGCTTGTGATTACTTCACAAAGGAACATCAAGCCTTGGAGGCTGAGAAGTAGTTAGAGGCAAGATGCTAGTATCCGGCCCTATCAGAGGAATCTGGTAGGGCCTTCATTGAAATAACTTTGGAGTATTTAAAATGAACTTAGATATTGAATTAAACGAGTCTGAGATACATGCTATACGTTTGGCAATAAGTACCACTCGCGCGGGATGTGATCGGTATCTTGCCTCCACAAAGGTTAATGCAGACTGTAACCTAACACAGACAGCCAAAAGACGCGCACTTCAGTTAGACCGTTTGGCACTACGCTTTGCAGACCTTGCAGCGATACCGACACCATAGTATCTGGCCCTATCAGAGAAATCTGGTAGGGCCTTTTTTTGTGCCTAAAAAAGTACCCCCTCGATACC